TCATCAAGGCAATCTTCCGTAGCGAAGCCGTTCTTGTCACGCTTGATTTCTGCCCATGCCTCCATGCCGGCGGCGAAGTCATCGATGCAGTAAAGGCGATGGTGTTCAAACTGCGCCATTCCGTCGGCGTAGGCGGTGGCTAATCTTTTTACGATGGGTTTCATGTCATTGCTGATTTAGTACGATTTCGTCATCATCATCGCCGTTGAAGTGTAGTATAAGCTCGCGTTCCGTGGCTTTTTCGCAATCCGTAAACATGCAATCGTAGCACATATCATCTTCAATGCTTTCTTGCTTGCAGATGAACCAACACCGGACAGGATTATCATCATTCCACGCCCGATTGTCATAGATAAACCACTGATTGATGTCGCTATCATCGCGCAGGGCTGCAAGCGCAAAGAATAATTCATCGTTATCCTCGCAATCGTGTACGCCCTCGCTAATTTCGTCTTCCGTAGCATTGAAGAAAGAGCCGTTTTGCACTACGGTGCAGATGTGATTTTTCTTGCTCCTTGCAATCATCGTAGTTCCGCACGGATTGAGGTGTAAGCCGAAGTTTATCAGCTTACGCCATATCCGGGGATTGCTTGCGTGAATAGCACATTTGCCGAGGAAAGCCATTAGTCTTTTGGATTTTGGATTGTAAACATCGGGATTTTGTTAAGATTCTGATGCCACGTCATTGTTCCATCCGTGACAAAGCCATTCAACGCGGTTTTAGCATGTTCCATTAAAGCCTTGTTGATTTCGTGCATAGATACGCAGACAGGTGCGCGGTGTTCGGCCACGCACTTGTCTTGCAGTTCCTTTACGATGTTGTATATTATTTGTTCAAAGGCGGTCATCGCTTATAGATTTAGTTTCCGTTAGGTGGGCAGTCGAAAACGACTGCCCACGTACACAATTAAAATGCGGCGACCGCCCTCACCGAGTTACTGTTGCACTTGTTGAGGTAGCTGGTGTCGCCATCATTGAAGTAGACGTACCAAGCGTAGTACTGACTGTTCTCGGTGGATGACCAAAGCCAACCCTTTAAGGGCGTTCCACCGACGTACACAAGTGCTTCATTGATGCGCGAAGCGAACATCATCAGTAAACCCCATTCGCCCATAGCCGGGATATATTCGCCATTCTCAAGCAAGTCGAACGGGATTTCCGAGTCGTATTCATTCTTGATGTGTTCGGTGTTGGCTTTACCGGCGAAGTCTTCAAAGGCGCAGATGCCCATCTGACGTGTGTAGTAAACCGATTCTACCGGTGCGCTTGCTCCGTCTTTCAAGAACTGATATTCTTTATCTTCGCCACCGAGATTGTTAAGCGCGACAGCGATATGACGGCCATTGTAGATTAAGCCTACATACTTGACGTTTTCCTTGCCATTATGCCCGGTAAACAGCTCATACGAGCCATCTTTGTAGATGATGTAAACACCATCCGCATCCTTATAGGGATTTGCGGGCGCAACGCTTTCCGGGGCTGCGACTCCACAAGCGGCATCATTGCCGATAATGAAGTCAAACGCTTCTTTTGCTTCGTCGCCAAGCTCGCGGTAGAGTTCCAGCCTTACCTGCTGAATGGGCGACAATAGGATTTCTTGTTTTGGTAACATGTTGTCGGTTTATTAAGATTGTTGTTTCAGTAGTTCGGGATTATCGAAGACGTTGCCGATGATACGAATCTCGCGCTTATAGTCGTTCCACCAATCAGGACGTATCCGTTGCCACGGCTCAAGGTATGGCTTATCAAGCTCATCAAGATTCGCCATGCAGAACGCGGCGTGTTCTGGTCTAAATTCTATCTTCTTGGGATAATGACCATTGACTGTGAAGATGTCGCCCTCAAATATTGGCGTTCCGTTTGCGTCGTGCAGGCCCGTGAACTGGCAAAGGGTATCGGGGTCTATATCCATCTCGGATTGACCCTGAAAGCCTTTCTCGCGTGGTAGAACGAGGCGATGCTGTGCTTCCGTAGCAAGTTGAAGCTGATAATACCATCCGGTAAACCATGTACCTTTGGGGACAGGCTCGCCGTGACGGTAGTCATTATTCAACAGCTTTGCCCTAAACAGGATGTCACTAGGCTTCATTGCTTGCGGCTTTAGGGTAGATTCCGTATGTAAGACAGCCGCAGCGCGTGTCTATGTCGATGTCTTCTTTGGTGTTGAAGACAACCTTTTCGCCACTGATGCTCGTCAGTTCCGTGCCGGCGGGGATTACATCAAGCAGCCATATCGGGATTAGCCATATCGGTAGCTTGTCAGACCACAGATTGAAGCGCAGTTCCTTGCAGTCGTCAACGGTAAGATTGCTCCAGTCGATGTGCTTGCGAAGCTCCTCAACCATCTTGTCGTGGGCTTCCTTGACTTCCTTTTGACAGAATTTTGCGCCCCAGCAATCGCCGTAGGCCACGGTTTCTGCCGCCCGGTTTGCCATGTAGGTCAGGCAATTTAAGATTTCTCTTTTCATTGGTTTACTCTTTTCATTTTAATCCCGAACTTGATATGTACGCCAACTGCACTACGTCATACATTCCACCGACAACCGCAAACAAATGCTTCGCCTTGCTGAATGTGGCATCCGTGAACTCAAGGATTTTGTAGCCACCCTGCATACCGACTTCAACCGGATGGGCGTTGTCGCTCTTGATTGTCGCCAGTAGCATATCAAGCCGTGCCTTGCCGAGTTTGTCGGCTATCTTGTCTTGATTTCGCAGTGCATATCTCGCCATATCTTGATAAGGATTTACACCGCAAAGGTAAACAATAATAATGTATCTACAAAATTAAATACTGATTGAAATAAGTATTTAACATTATTTAATACACTAATATTGTTTAGTTTTGATTTGGAATTGTTACCTTTGCAATGGAATTACGAAACAGGCAATGAGCAGAAAGAATATCAAACTACGCATACGTGAAATTTTGGCCCAGAAAGGGATGACGAATAAGGCACTTGCTGATAAGATGGGAGTGCTTCCGCAACACATATCCAACATTCTTAGCGGTAGAAGTCTTTCCGTAAACGCACTTGTGAAAGTCGCGGATGCGCTCGGCGTTCAGTTCGGCGACCTGTTTGTTTCTTCGTTCACACCCAATACGCCCTTTGAGAATGAATTTGTGGCGATGGTCAAGTGCCGGCGCGGAATCTTTACTGCATCCAGCCTGAATGATTTGCAGGATGTGGTCAATACCTTATCCAATCGTGCAAACAACGCCACGGAATTGATGAAGCGCACTCTTGAGCGTATGCTTCGCTTCCCAAGCGGAAAGGATAACGCGATAATATCGGAGCTGATGGCGAACCTTTCGCTCTGCATGAACCCTAATGAATGGATTGAATACTATAAGACAGAATTAGCCGACTTACTGCCGGCTAATTTCCAAGTTGATTATCGTTATCTATCCACGTTTATGACGCAGGATGACATGCTTGCGTTGGAAAGGTCGATGGCTTAACCGCCACGCTTATTCTGGCGGCGGCGCGAAGCCATGTCTTTACCTGTTGTCTTGCTTATGATAGTTCCGGTACACGGATGTATCTTGTCTTTCTGCATGACAAGCAGATTGCGGTAAGGAATTTTATAGACAACCTCATCGTAGGTGAGGCAGAGAGCTTCCATAAAAGACGCGATTTGGCCGAGCATACACTCGTTGCCAATCATTTCGGTTTTGCTACCAGCAGACTTGCGCTCCTCTGTAAAGCTGATAGCTTCATAAAATTTTGGGCTTCAATCATGGAAAAGGCGACTTCAATCCCATTTACGATTTCGTCCATAGTGCCTTTTGTCAATTCTTCACTGAGGTCTTCATTGCCCTGAATGAACCACGATAACGCCCTTGTAAGATTTTCGCTTTTTGACAGCGACATGATGATTTCGCGCAGCGTCTTTCCGTCGCCCATGTCGCGCAGCCAGAATGTCGCCCCGGCTATCTTTGCGATTGTGGGTGGCTCAATGATGTAAGACTTATCGTTGACAAATATTGTACGGTAGTCAAGACCGACGATAGCACTTGCAACCAGCCGTGCGCCATCGTTGTTTTCGGTATTTTGTGCTTCCATTTGATTTACTTTAGATTTATAAAGAATGGGGTACGTTGTCGGCGCACCCCATCTCACTTACAAACATTTCAGATGAATCGGTTTTGCTTACGCGGTCACGACCTCGGAAGAGTCGAACCAGTATTCGGACGAAACCGCATCGTTTTCCGGCTCCATTGCAGTGCCGACAATGCCGATGCCGACAGCACCGTCAGTGTTGGCCTCGCGACCGGCTACGTTGGCGTAGGGAAGTACGCAATACTGATTGTCTTCGGTCAGCGCGATGAGGGTCTTGTGGATTTCGACGATGCCGCGAGGACGTTTCCACGACTTTCCGGTAACGACACCACCAAGGAACTCGGCTTTAGTGGCGTAGTCGTACTGGCCGATAGTCCAGTTGAACGTCACGTCGCCCATAGTCTTTGTTCCCATGCGGTAGATAGAACCGGTAAGCTGGTTGCGGTATCCATCCTGCGAAGACTCGCTTTCCTCGATAGTCCACGTGTCCTGATGGATGTTTTTGACCTCCTTTGTGGCCGCGTCTTTGAGCAGGGCGGCAAGGAGTGCGCCGGTAAGGTCTGCGGTCACTTTGCTGGGGTCAGCATAGTACAGCTTTTTGATGCCTACTGCGCAAATCTTAGGTGAATTTTCAACTCGTGTATGGGTGTTAAGGGGTTAATTATTCCATTGTATTAAGCACTTTGAAAAGCACTTTGGTGTTAATGTAGTGGGCTTTCAGATTGGCATTTTCCATCGGTATCGTAGAAGCCACTTCAAAGCGGTAAGCCGTTCCGTCATGCCATCCCATATCCTTGAGGAATTTGGTCGCCATGCGTTCAAGCTCGTTAAGCCGGGTTAAATCGGCGTTGCCGTGTGGCGTATCAGCGGCAAATAAATTGACTTCGATGAATCCTTTCTTCCATGTAGAGCCGGGGGTATACTCTTTTGCATGGATGACTACACGGCCATCCTTGCCTACTTTACCGGCGGGAATGTTGCCAGCCTGATAGACCGGCATCCCAAAGATATTTTTGCAGGCGGTGTAAAGGATGTTTGCTGCGTCAGTGGTGGTAATCATTCAAAAATCTCTTTAAGTCGTTGTTCTGCGAATAAGGCCGCATTTTCTATTACATCTTTGCCATTTGCCTCAAGTTCTGCGGCGTGGTCGCACTCGTTGTAGATGGTCAGATTGTTGTTGGCATCAACCTTGTAACGATTGCTTCTGCGCGTTTCGCCGGTGACATCATGGTAATCGCCATGCTCAACCGCGTAATCCACTGCTTCCTGACCGACGCGCTCAACTTGCTTACGCATATCACGATGAAAGCGAGCTAAAGCCGGGCGCACGTCGCTAAAGTCAAACTTACAGATAGATCTCCGCATAAGGCAGATAGTTTAATGTTTTCGGCTTAATGACACGACCCTCGCCACGGATAGTTCCGTCTGCTTTCAGACAACGCACGTAATCGCCGACTTCAATATCCGGTTCGTTGTCCTCAAGGACAACATGATATTCCGGCGTTACGACCGTGCCATCGGGCATCTTGACTTCTTTATCCCCATTGTGGTCACATCTGCATCGGCACACTTCCACCCAAGAGTCGCCAGCTTCTTCTGGAATAGGTCTTCCAAATTCATCCGACTTCTCCTCGGCGATAATGCGCTTCTGCAATATGTGGGGTGCGTAGTACATGCTTTTACCAATTATCGGTGCGGTCTATAATAGTGGAAATGCCAAGCATACCCAAGACATCATCGTTAGGGGTCACGCCCCATTTACGACAAAGCCAAAGGTAATACTTGCCCACGGAGTCGTAGTTCCACGACATCGAAAACCCGCTTTCGCTTACACTTGACAGTCGCGGCGCAAGGATGCACTCCTCAAGCGTCTGCGTCAGTGCAATGCCTACTGCGGTGGGGTCGTTATCCATGACATCGGAGTCAAGTTTCAACCCGGACGAAATATACAAATCGACAAGCTGCGCCTCCGTGATTCCGTAGGCTTTCAACTTATCGGTTATGTAAGCGCGTATTGTCATCGGTATTATTCGTTATCGTTGGAATCTTCGGCTTCTGCTTCTTCGGGCGCGTCAGCTTCGGTGTCGGCATCGGCTTCTACCTTATCGGCTTCGGGAGCTGCATCGGCGACTTCCTTTTCCTTTTTGGTGGATTTACCTTTGCCCTTACCTTTAGGCTTGGCGGGCTTCGCGTCGGCTTCTGCCTTTTCTTCGGGTTCTTTGGGAGCTTCTGCAAAGGGTTCGACAAGACCGCGAGCGGCCAGTGCCACTGCGCGGTCATTGTCAAATTCCTTTACATCTCCGGGCGCATACACGACTGCATGGTCGTATTTGTCGCGGAAAGGTACGAGGACGGTTGCTTTCATTCCTGAACAGTCTGAGAGTCGAGCGTATAGATACGGTCAACGTTGTTCAACACGGGGACAACCATAGCCTCGGAAGCGGTGAACTCGCGGAGGGGGTCTGTCTTGGAATACTTCTTTGCAAGGATGTATTCGTCGGCTACCTGATAGACTACACCATCAACACGGCGGTTGACTTCGGCGACGTTAGTCCATACAAGCGAGCCAAGCTCTTCATCGCAGACAAAGGTAATAGTGCCTTTCTTCCACGGGTTGTGGTTCTGCTTAACTCCGTTAAGCTCGGTCTTCACACGGCGCGAAACGCGGTGCAGACGGATGTTCCACTTGGTGAGGAAAAGCTGCTGGAGCTTGGAAAGGTCAAGCACGGGGATGGCTGTTGATGCAGTCATGGCGATGCCTTGGTCAAAGGCAAACTGCGCACGCACCTGACCGTTCTTGTAAAGAAGCTGGAGGGCGGTATCGTCGGCGTATGCGTCGATGATGGTGTTGGAGTCTTCGATGGACTTGTCAACGACTTTCTGAATGTCGTCAAGCGGTGTGGCGGTAGTTGCGCTCCACAGAGCCGATACGAGGAACTGATTGGCCTCATAGAAGTTCATGTTGATGCGCACGCCGGTGCCGTTGTTACGTTCGGAAATGCCCACGCCGGACGAAAGCTCGGAAAGGAAGATGTCTTCGATGCGCTCCCAGATGCCCTCGATGCAACGGGGGGTGTCGGCGAAGATGTTGTTGATGATGGTTTCAAGGGGAAGACCCTGTGCAATCATCGAATCAACGTCCTTCATCTGCTTTTCGGTCAGGTAGAGCTTCATACCTATCTTGGGGATAGTGCCGGAAGCAACCTCCAGCGTGTCACGGCTCTTGAGCGGAAGCTCGGAGTCAAGTGCCACAACGTCGGCGGCTACACGGGTGTATTCGGCAAGAATGGAAGCCCAGCGACCATCAAGCGAGAACTGGGGGCGAAGTTTCTCTTTGTAGAGATACGTCTGCGCGGAGTTGTTGCGCTTTTCGTTCAGACGTTCAACCACGGCCAGAACGAGGCCGGGGAAGTATTTCTGCGCGTAATCGAAATAGAATGACTGTTTAACTCAGATACTCGGTTTTTATGCTTCTTCGTCCTTTTCAAAGGAAATTTTGCAGGCAGCCGTGAACGCGGTCAGGATGTCTGTCATGGGATAGGGGGTCATGTCGGGATTGACAATACCTATCGTCATAATGGAAGCAGCGGGGTTTTTCTTACTGATTGAGCGATAGAGAACGCCGGCGTAGGATGCGCCGGTAGGGAGTGTGCCGTACTTGGCGGGCTGAGCCGCAACAGTAGGGTTTTCGCCCTGTGCGGGCTTCGCGGGAACAGCCGCGATGACGGGCATCGGGGCATACTTTCCGTCGGCCTTTTTGATGATGACGTGGCCGGCGAGAACAGTGTCATCGACAAAATCCGAGCAGTCCAGTGTACGACCACCGGCGATGCCGGCAATGTACTTGCGGATTACTGAGGAATCATTACCGAAGACAACCGTTTCCTTGTTGGGTGAGATGTCATTTTTCATAATTCTCGTTGGGGTTTAGTTGTTACTTAACAAGGCTTGCAGCTATCGAAGCGAGGTCTTCCTTAGTCGGCTCGTTGCCGGCGAGGGGGAATCCGCCACGACTACCCGGCAGGATGTTTGTGTTGATATTGTTCGCAACCTTTGTCAGCGTTTCGGTGATGACCTCCTCGCTCGCGTCTTCCGCGATTGTGAAGCCCTCGTCGATACGCCACTGGGGAACGCCCAACTCTTTGGCTTTCGCCATTATCATCGCATTGCGTGCTGCCTTGGCTGCGGCTGCTTCCGATGCGGCGTTCTTGTCAACAAGTTCCTTGACCTGCTTTCCAAGACTGTCACGTGATTCGGTAAGCGTTTTCAGGTTGGCCGCATATTCTTCGTCGCGCTTCTTGCCGGCGGCGGTCAGCTCTTCCACCTGCTTGCGGAGGGCTTCAACGTCGGGGTTTGTAACCGGGTCGGTATGCTCGCCTTTCTTTTTGGCGGCGGCTTCTTCCTCGGCTTTGCGACGGGCTTCTTCGGCTTCCTGCTCCTTTTTGCGAGTTTCTTCTTCATGCTTCTTACGCTCTTTTTCAAGCGCATCAGTGACGCGCTTATCGTTGGCTTTCTGAAGACCCTCAAGCTCCTTACGCTGGCAAGCCACGACAGCATCGATGTTATCGTCAGTCACAAGACCGGTCGCTGCAAGGGAATCGGCTTTTGACATCAGATATTCATCGCCTAACCCAAGAGAGGAATACTCCTGTTTTAGTTTTGCAAAGATTTTAGCTTTCATTGGATGTAGTTTGGGGTTTAAGTATTCTACGCAAAACTACGACTAAATAAAGCAACCACATTATTAAGGAAACGCACACTCACGACTTTATTTATTTGGTCGTAACTTTCTACGGAATAGAACGAAAAAAGCGCACCGTTTCACAACGACACGCTCCGCAAAAGTACAATTTATAATAACAATCTTATTTACCTTAAAACAATACTAATAGTCGAATATGTTGTAGTCGGCATCTACGCAGGAGTCCATCCAGAACGTGAAATCATCGCCCAGATAGTCAACTACGCTCTGCTTCCAATATATCTTCTTGCCTGACTTGTCAAGTGTGCTATTCCATCTGTCAACAAGTGTTTTCAGTTCGTGCTTGTCGGGTTTCGCGCCGCCGCTCATCAGACCAACCTTGAACAGTTCGCAGTAGGGATAGGCATCACTCATCGCCCATTCCGAATTGGCTATATCGACAATCGGCTCAATACTTGCGAAAGTGTGACATCCCAGTTCGTGACAACGCTTCATGGCGGCTATGCGTTCCGTATGCGGACTTGCACCCGGCTCAAGGTCATCACGCCTTGTCAGTGTGAAGCCAATGGCGATTTTCTTGTAGTCGGGATTGATGGTAGCGCACATGGCTTTCCACGTCTCGGCATCAAGCCAATCCGCACGTTTGGTAAGTATCTGCACCGGCACGTCATTACGCAGCCCAAGGCTGACCGCTTCCATCGTAAGCTCAAGCGTCTTGCCGGGTATCATGGGGTCGGTAGTGAAGCTGAAAAAGATGCCCGTCTTACGCAGTTCGTCGATGTTTGCGAGCATTTCCTTTTCAAACACCGCTATGGCATGGTCGTTGTCCTTGAAGCATTTTTTAAACATCGGCTCTTCGCTCCATACATGGCTCATAACGCCACGCTTGCAGTAGCAGTATGAACAGTTATTTGAACACCCGGTATAGAAGTTGCAAGCCCAAGCGGAATATTCGCCAGCCTTGCCGGTGGGTCGGTATAAGGATTTACCCTTAAAGAAGTTTTTCTTTGTCTTCATTGCTTAATCGGTTAATGTATCTGAGTAGTCGTTTGTTCACCCTTGCTATCCGTGGAATGTCATGCCATGATGGAAATACCATAGTGCCGTCTTCGCGTTCATAGGCGGGGCGCATACGGCGGTAGCAGTCGCGGGATGTATTCTTACCCAATAGGATTTTCTTCGCCTGTCGTATCTTCATTGTCCTTGATGTGTTCGCAGATGGCAACTATTCCGGCGTTGACGGCATCGTTGTAACTATCGTAATAGCCCGTTGTGTCATCGTAGGTGGATGTGCTATCGTCATAGCTCCCATCTTTCATATTCAGGTAGTCGAAAAACCACTTGCGCGTCTGCATGACGTAGTTGATGCGTAGGCAGATGTTGCGACGCTCGCGCAGCCATTCCACCGCCTTTTGCAAGATGGGTCTATCAACCATACTGCCTACACCTGTCAGCTTTTCAGTGTTGGATGTAAGGCTGACGCTTCCGTAACCCTTATATCCGGTGTAATGAGTATGCGTCGGCACGTCATAGCCAACCTTACTCAAGGCAATAGCAGCATCAAGATTGACGTAATCACCACTTACAAGGTCTTTATTTGCTATTATCATCGGTAATGTTGATATTTACTTTGATAGGAACTTCGGCGTTGTCGCCTTTTCTGATTTCGCGCTTCATGGCGGTAATGATGGAGTCGCGCAGTTCGATGCCAAACTGATATTCTTCTTCCGCTTCCTTGAAAGATGACTCCAAGAGATTAACCTCCTTGCGCACATCTGACAGCCATTCATCCTTAACCGATGCTGCCGGGTGTTTTCTTCCCGCTGAAAAACCGGCTATGATACCTAATGAAAGGATTACTATTGTGAAGATGATGAATGTTAGCCAGTCTTTAAGAGTTGCTTTGCTGTTTTCCGTCTGTTCGTTCATTTGATTTCAGTCTTAATAGTTTTAACTTGTCGCCGAAGTATTCAACCGAGCCGATAAGGTCACGTGGCATAAACGCTTCGGCTTGTTTTTCCGCTTCTTCAAAAAGCGTTTTTATAAGCGCATCCCGACATCCGCTGTCCTTGCATATCTCGTCAAGGGCTTCAAATTCTTTAGCCAGCTTATCGGCTTGAAAACGGGAAAGGGGCGTTGGCCATACGCTTAATGGAAATGGATAATTCGTTACCGTGTCGCCAAAATCACGCGCACCCTCATCATAGCCGGCAGACCATGCTTCTTCAATGTAGGCGCGGAGGTCGCTTCGCGTGAACACGTCGCCATCATTTCCGGCAAACACCGTGCGGACGTAAGCCTCGCGTTTTTCTTCCTCGGTCATAACTTTATTCGATGACGATAATATTCTGCGACGGGTCGTATTTTACATTGCTGACCTCAACCAGATTGTAAAAGCCGCCATCCACAAAGAGTACGGCATCGTCGGGCATACTTTCCAATGCTTCTATAAGTTCTTGCTTGCTCATTTCTTGTGATGTTAGTGATTGGTAAAAGCAGGCGGCGCAGACTTGTCGCGGCCTACGCCGCCGTTTCCTTTTCTACACGTGGTAGATAGGATGATTGATTAGTCGGCTACAAGCTCCCAGTCATGGGCGAACACGTCGCTGATAGATGGAACCCAACTATCGGCGCGACCAGTCTTCGTGTTATAGATAAGACACTGCGAGGTGTAGTCTATACGCTTGTTTCCGGCCATGATAAGTTCTTTAGCCTTGAGGGGCAGGGATTGCATGTTGGGAATGATGTCGCTCTTGATGCTTGACGGCACTTGCTTGAACACGACAATATCCTTGCCGTTCCATCCGCTGCGACGGATGACGTATCCACGTTCAAGGAGATGGATTGCCGTGCCGAAGTCAAGACCGCAGAAGCCGCCCTGACCTGTTTCCACTGATGTAGAGCGACAACCGAGGATGCTCAGATAGCTAATCATGGTGTCGAACTGAACATCAAGCATGGCGCGGTCGGTGTCGCGCAGATTCTTATAGGCTTCCGTCAGTCTGAACTCAACGATTTTGCCGGCTTTCTTGTCAAGCTCTTTGTATTCGATGTTAAGGCGGTCAAGTAATGTGTCGGCGACATTGTAGGCCGCATCAAATACGTCTTTGGGCGACCAGCTTTCATAGCCGTCAGGATAAACGACATGATAGCCGAGGATTTCACGCTCTACGGGTGTTATTCCACCACGCAGTAAAGAACGGTCATAAGCCTCGCCCTTTGTCATAGGCTCGGCGTTAAGCGTCTTCGTACCGATGTACTTTTTCATTGCAGTTGGGGTTAATTGGTTAAGGGTTACAGATTTCCTCAAATAGTGAGGGATTGTCGGTTGTATTGCCGATGATTTCAGAACGCCACCCGGTAACAGGTACATTCTTTGTCAGCAGCGCATCTTCCGTAAGGTCGTTTTCTTTCAGGCAGGGTGACATGCAGACTCCCCTCGTGCGTAGCACCACAATTCCGGTCTGCGTTCCTTTTGCTGAATATGCGTCATCGTGTTCATCTATCACTGTGGTTTCCCATTTCTGGCGCACAATGTCACCCTCGTAGATTTCTTTCTTGAGGCAGTCGCGTGAATTGGTGTACTGACCCACCGAAGCGGGTATAACCTCAATCGCGCCACCATCGTATTTCTCTTCCGTGGGCCATATCGCAACCTTGCGTCCTTTCATGTGGATTAAGTCGCCATAGACCCATGTACCGTCAGCAACGGATTTTCCGCGAAATTTAATGATTCTCTGCATAGCTTACTGATAGCAATCCCACGGGTCGTAATCATCATCCATCTTATCTCCCGTCAGCCAAAGCACGACGGCAAGAATAAGACAGACGATAATTGCGAAAATCCCAAATAGGATGTCTTTGATTTTATTTATTGCTTTCTTCATTAGACTGGCGTCTTACATCTTCCATCTTTTCGGGCGGCACAACGCCCCGAAGCCGTGCATGAATAGTCACTTCATAATTATCATCCACCTCTACGTCATATTCAATCAGATTATGGAGCTGAATTGCAAGGAATATGCTCCTTTCGCACCATTCCTTTTCCTGCTTTATAACCTGTTTAAGCATCTCTTGGGTATCAATCCCATGTTGACAAGCATAGATGTGATGGTTTCTGAAATTGAACTTTCTGCCTACGGCTAAATCGCCTCTTTCTTTTCCCATTAAGTCGTTTGCTGGATATTTATGGGCATACACAAAAGCGTAAGTTCGCCGTATTCGTCGTTTTCAGCGGGTAGGAACAATCCGGGTCGGCTTGCCTCCGCCAGCTTTATCACGACGTTCTGCGTGTTCATCGCGTTAAGTACGCCCTTGAGGTAGATTGAACTGAATCCGATTTCAAGCGGTGTTCCGTTGTAGTCGCACGTCACTTTCTCCTCGCCGCCGATGTTGAAGCTGATGTCCTGCGCCACGATGTCAATCTTTCCGTCTGCAATCTTGAGGCGAAGCACCGGTGTCTGTGCGTCAGCGCAGATGGCAACACGTGTGATAGCGTTAGCGAAGTCCATGCGGTCAACCGTGATAGAGATGGGCTGATTGACGGGAATAACGCGGTTGTAGTTCGGGTACATTCCATTATAAAGCGTAGAGCGCACCTTGAAGTCGCTACCCTCAAAGATGACGAATCTTTCGCTGACCGTCAGCTTTATGTCGCTCTGCTTTCCGATGAACGCACGGATAAGCGCGATTGACTTACTGGGCAGATTGAAGCTCATGACCTTGCCGGGGGCGGTCTGCGTACTACGATACTTTGCAAGTACATGGGTGTCGGTTGCCACGAATGTAACGGCATCTTCCGTAATATCCCAATACACTCCGTTCAGCATGGGGCGGAGTTCATCGTTGGATGTAGCGAAGCCGACAACATCCAGTGCCTTGAGAATCTGCGAAGCTGGCATTGTGAATACGCCCTTGACTTCCGTTTCGTCAGCCTCGCCAATGGGATAGTCTATGGTGGGCAGACCAGACAGATTGTATTTTCCGTTGGTGTAGCGGATGATGGTTGCGTGGGTTGAATCGTTGATGTCAAACACCACGGGGCAATCCGGCATTGCCTTGAGCAGTTCCGTGACGCGCTTTGCATCGATGCAGACACTACCAGCACCCTCGGCATCGTTGGCTTCAATGCGCGATATTACCACGTTGTCGGTATCGGATGCGGTGATTGTGACGGTCTTCCCATCAAGGGCGAACATGAAATTGCCCAGAATGGAAATCGTGGGTCGGTTGCTTACGGCTTTGCCGGCGGCAACCAGACGGCTCAAAAGAGCCTTACTGTTGATGGTAAATTTCATTTTGTTTTATGATATTAAGTCAGAATTTTTCATCTACGACCTTGTATCCGAAAGGAGGGATGCCTTGCGCGATTTTCTTCCAATGCGCAAGAACCTCCGGATGTACCATTGATTTGGGGTTGCTTTCGTGTTCGGCGATGTGCTTCTTCGCCTCTTCGATAAGGCTTTCCATCAGACCTTTTGTGATGGTCTTGGCAAATCTATTCTCGTATTGCGGATATAGCATATCATCGTAGCGATATTGCACCCACGGGGATTTTCCACGGGCTAACGTCTTGCCTATAATAGTCGCCTTGTAAACATGAGATTCGTCAAACGGATGTAGAGGCGGCATTTCAAACTTGTAGCGGTCGCCAATCTTGATTTCGTCATAGACGCGGCGCAGTTTCCGCTTGTATGATTTGAAAGACAGGTATGCCCATAGTGGGATGCCCACAACGACAATCATACCAACCACCGGGAGTATCAATAGAAATTTTTCCATCGTTTCAAGGATAATGGCGACTTGAAGAATACCGAAGCACTCCTCAAGCCGCCGGTTTCCGGGTTACTCGGCGATGATTGCGAGCTGTCCGCAGGCAGCACCGTTTTCGATTTCCGACTTGGTTGCGATTGCTACCGCATAATCGTAACCCATAGATTCAAGCTGTTTCTTGATTGCTTCCATGTGGTTGTTGTGTTAAGTGGTTATACAATGTTCACGCCCTCGATAACACCGTTACCGAGATTGTTCTTTTCCGATATGCTGTTGGGATTGATGGGCGATAGCTTGACAAAGAAATAATCCTTGTCAAAATACTTCGCCAGCTTTTCAGCATCGAAATCCGACTCGTCAACGAGTGTAAGGTTGATGGTCGTTTTAAGGTTGCTTTCCGTGCGTATGCGCCCCAGCTCTTCGATGGTCATCTTCTTGGGGTAAGGGATAAGCCAGTTACGCTTGTCATCGTCAAAGCTATGCAGACTTATCTGGAGCGTCACGTTCCCCTTGACAAAAGAGAAATCGCTGCCGGCGATGCCGATGGTTGAAACGTAGTGATGTGTGTTCGGATATTTTTCCGTGATGCGGGCAATGGCTTCTTTAACTGCGTCGATGTTCAAGAAAGGCTCACCCATGCGCGTGTAGTTGATTTTGAACTCGCGGGCATCTGCCGGGTTGAATCCTGCCTGTGCGATGGCAAATTCCACCTGACCGACAATTTCGTCAGCCGTAAGATTGCGCCAACGCTTCATGTTGCCGGTAGCGCAGAATTTGCAATGAACCGGGCATCCGCTCATTGTGGATACGCCTATCATCCAGCGTTCCGCACGACTACCGAGCTGATTGTTGTCAAGAAAATTCTGCTTGCGACCGATTGCGTCTTTGGTGTAGTAAGGCAGAAAGGTGTCGGTTGTTTCAACCAACATTCCGTCTTCCAGCTCAAGGCAGTACACCGTACCGTTCTTGAACGATTTTTGCTTCTTGATTCTCATTTGGTATGATGGTTAGGGGTTAATACTTTCCACAAACCTTGTCGTAGATGGCTTTGCAGATTTCGATGTCGTAGAGTGCATCGTGTAGCTTGTCATCTTCCACGACTATGCCGAGGGTTTTGGCGACCGTGCCTTGTTTGAAGTTTTCCATCTCGGCGCGACGTTCAGCGAGGTAAGGAGTCGCCATTATCATCACGTCTATGCTGTTTGCCCAAAACCATGAGCCGAAGTATTTATCGCCGTTCTGAATGAACCACGCACGGAGAAACTGATTGTCGAATGATGCGTTGTTATAGCCGACGAGAAAGAATTTGTCTTTCTTGTTGTAGCGGTCAACGTACTGGGATAGCTTATCAACGAAGCCGGCGTACACCTGCTCCATCGGAGGGTAAGCCTTGATTTGCGCTTCCGTCACACCTGCCACCTCTAATGCGGCGGGGTCAATCTGCGCCATTGGATTGGGGCGAACATGAAGATTGAATTTCTCCTTGATTTCGCCGTCGATTACGATGAAGCCGGACATTTGGTGTATTCCGTGCTTGTTGACCAGCGTACCGGTCGTTTCTAAATCGAAAAACAGTAATTTCATGTCATTATTTATTTGATGTACTTTTGCTTAAATTTAGCGTAGGCTTTCCAATATTCCTCGCCCGAAAGATTCTGCAAGGCTTCAAAGTCACGTCTGTATTCTTCTTCGCGCTTCTTCCGCGCTCTGTTCTGTCGCCATAGCATTATCCAAAAGGCAATCAGACAACCTTGACAGCGAATAAATGCGATGCGGCTTATCAGTGTAAGGACTTCTTCAATGGTCATTTTTCCGTAAGA